AAAATAGCATACGAATTTAATGGTCGCAAAATGTACACGATAGTACGTGCAAGGAATGTTGAGGATGCTAAAAAGCAAATTAATGATAGACTTAATTTCATAGAGGTCAAAGATATTACAGGACCTGATGAAACTTTAGACTACATCAAGAATTTATTTAATATGAAATAATGAATACAATTAGACCACGACTAACACAGCAAGAATATGACTTTATTAAGTCGTTAAAAACCGAAAGGAAAGAAAATAAAGTGTTAGTCATTGGTGACTTGCACGAGCCTTTTTGCCTTGATGGATATTTTGAGTTCTGTAAAGATGTTTATGCTATTTACGGATGCAATGAAGTTGTTTTTATAGGCGATATAGTAGACAATCATTTTGCAAGTTACCACGAAACAATACCTGATTCAATTGGTGGCGGTGATGAATTAGAGTTTGCAATTAGCAAACTTAAAAAGTGGCACGATTACTTTCCTAATGCAACTGTTATTATAGGTAACCACGATAGACTAATAATGCGCAAAGCACAAACTGGTGGCATTAGTTCAAAGTGGATTAGAGATTATAAAGATGTTCTTGAAGTACCTACTTGGAATTTTGTTGATAGGCATATTATTGATGGAGTTCAATATTTGCACGGAGAAGGAGGCACAGCGAAGGTTAAATGCAAGGCTGATATGATGAGTACAGTTCAAGGTCATTTGCATACACAAGCCTACACAGAGTGGTTTGTAGGTGCTAACTTTAAAATTTTCGGCATGCAAATCGGTTGCGGCATCGAATGGAAACACATTGCTTTTAGTTATGCAAAGTATGGCAAGAAACCTGCGATTGGTTGTGGAGTGGTAATAAACGGAACAACTGCAATAAATGAACTAATGGAGTTATGATAAGTAGCTTTCAGATATTAGGGCAAACAATTGAAGTAATTATAGACAACGAATACTGCCACAAAAACAAGTGCTATGGTCAGTTTATACCATTTGAAAACAAAATAATAATAGCAAATAAATTTAAGAGTAAAAAAGTTTGGTTAGATTACAAGCAGGAAATAATTGATGCTACATTCTATCACGAACTGATGCATTGCTTGTTATTCTATGCTGATTCTGAAAGTTGGTTAGATGAAAAATTAGTAGATAAACTTGGAAACTTCCTGCACCAGTATGAAATAAGTAAAAAAGATAGTTAGCCATTGAGCAGTATTAATTTTTTTTAGCCCAAATATTAAGTTATTTGGGTTTTTTTATGTTCTTTAAAAAAATAAATACGCTAATTATCAAACACTTATAAAATTAATAAAAAAATTATTATGTTTTGTAATAAATAGTTGTACATTTGTCAAACAATTAACAACTAAAAAAAATGGAAAATTTATCAAAAGAAATTTTAAATTGGTTAAACGAAGAAACTCATCGTAATGACCTACAAGAAAAAAGCACAAAAGATGTTGCTACAAAATTTAATTTAACTACAAATAATGCTTATAAAATATGTAGCATACTTGCAGAAAAAAGATTGATTACAAAATTAGACCCTGTAAATGAAAATAAATTTACATGTTGTGGTTGGATTAGAAATGAAGACTAACTAATTAAAATAAAGGGGTGCAGCATCCTACACTGCATTAACAAAATGGAAAAAATCACATCACTAACATTTACTAATACTTTTTCAAAAGAGCATTTAGTAACAGTAACACTTTACAAATTAGAAATAGGCTATGCAGTATTAAGCGAGTTTGGATGTAAATTAGATGGACAAACAAGACTTACTTATTACGATGCAGAAGAATATTTTAACCACGTAATTCAAGAAACAAGAAAAGCCTATCACTCAATGGAAATGCCATTTAACACAACTGAAACAAAATGAAAAATCAAATTTTAGAAAAAGTACTATTTGTACTTATGTTAGCAGCTATGTTTTTTATAACATACGTAATCTTATTAATCACACAAGACTAATCAAATTAAACAATGAAAATCACAATCAAAAAAACAATCGAAGAAACGCACGAACTGGAGTTACCTGCGTATCGTAAAAACAGTTGTCACTACTTTAAAATAGTAAGCGAAACAGAAGCAGTATTAGTATGCACTTATCCAAATGGAGAACATATAAGTATAAGCAATACCAGTAGTGCTTTAAGTTTAGCACCAAGAGAATCAAATGAAGAAGAGTTTGATGCCAAGTTCAATGAAGTATTTACATTAATAAGCGAGAAAGCATCGTAATGCAAAAAGTAAGATTAAAAAAAGAAGTAGTGCAGGAGTTGCTACAAAAACAAGAAAGTATTGGTAAGTTAGCAGATATGTTTCAAGTGCAATCACAAACAATCATTAAGCAGTTATTGGGCGAATCACCAAAGCTATGCAGTTTACCTTATGTAAATGTTATAAAAACAATTTTGATGACTGAAGATAACATAGTAGAAATTTATAATGAGCAAGGAGGCTATAAAGAATGAGCATACAAGAAGAAGAATACAAGTTAGCTATACTATGGCAGTATTACAAAAACTGTTTAGAAATAACCCACACTGGCGAATGCGATGACCAAGAGTTTATTGAATTAGGCAAAGCAGCTAACAAGTGGCGATTACAAAAGGAATTAGTACACAAGTTAAAAACCGAAAACAAATGAGCAGAATAGATACTTTAAGAAACCGATACGATAGAATAAACAGGTTGCGCAACATTGCAATAAATGAACGTAACATCCTTAAAACAAAACAAGCGCAATGGTTACTTTATTCAATCACTTTAAATTTAAACCTTATAAGCCAACCGACACAATGGAATTAGAAAAAATAAGTAACATAGAATTAGGTGGAATAGACCACAGCGATTACCCAGACTTTTGCGATGCTCACATAGTATCAGCAGAAATAGATGGAATTGAATTAACAGATGCAGAAATAGAAGAATTGAACTGCAATAGTGAGTTTGTTTATGATTGCGTTTTAAAAGAATTATTCTAATGAAATTAGAAGATTTACAACATAACGAAAAATTTTTATTATCTCAAATTCAAGAACTTGAAGAAGAAATAATAATACTTATGCAGTATATATTAACAAAAAAAGTTATATTGCAACACGATAAATATCTAAAACAAATAAGTATTTATAAAAATCAATTAGAACAAACAAAAAAACAAATCAAACAATGGAAAATTTAACAAAAATTCAAAGGGAACTAAAAGTTCCAAAAGGAAACTTCAACAGTTTCGGAAAGTACAAGTATCGTTCAGCAGAAGATATCTTGGAAGCAGTAAAGCCAGTGTTAGCAAATAACAATGCAAGGCTAACTATTAGTGATGACATAGTATTACTTGGTACAAAGGTATTTATTAAGTCAACAGCCACGATTAAAGTAGGCGATGAGGTATTAAGTTGTAGTGGTTATGCAGAAACTTCTGAACACAAAGGAATGTCAGCAGAACAAACAACAGGAACTGCAAGTAGCTATGCTCGTAAGTATGCTTTAAACGGATTATTTTTAATTGATGAAACCGAAGCAGATGCAGACAATCAAAACGTGACTAATAGTAAACCTACTCTTGCAAAAAACACACAAGGTTTTAACGATGCACTTGACTATGTAAAGAATGGTGGTGACATTAACAAAGTAAAAGCAAAGTATCACTTGACTAAAGAAGTGGAGGACCTGTTAAATGTTAAGTAACGATAGATTAGGTAAATTCACTGCATCCACCATCCACAATTTATTTGTGGGTGGAAAGGGAGCAACAAAAGATAGTTACATAATGGATAAAGCTATTGAATCGGTTAAAGGCTATGCAAAAAGTTTTACAAGCAAACATACAGAACACGGAAATATTAACGAATTAGAGGCATTAGAATCGTTTATAGAGGTAACAGGAATGAATGCAGTTTATACGGATTCTCAATACTATCCTATAAATGAAAATTGTGGTTCAACACCTGATGCTGTAATATTAGATTTTGATAATGTAATAAGTGCAACAGTTGATTTAAAATGCCCTACTGAAAAGTTCTTTGAACAAAAAATGATGATGATTAACGATTCAAAACCAGAGTTTCAAAACGTACCAAAGGCATACTTCTACCAAGCACAAATGCAAATGATGTCACTAACTAAACACAACGAAACTTTAGGGCATCCACCTGTAACTAACCATTATTTAGTAAGGTATCTTACATCCACAAACTACGATTTTGATGGCAATAAAATAGAAATAGACTTACCATTAAATGTGAGAATATTTTACAAAATAGTAAAAGCAGATTTAGAAGTTCAAGCAAAAATACTACAAGAAGTAGCACAAGCATCGGAGCAAAGAGATGCATTAATTAACATTTTAAAACAACCAATAATATGAACAATATAAAATTAAGTGATTTTCAGTTTTGGAAATATGATTTTAAAATAGCTAACAAAAATGAAAGAACTGGCGAAATTACACCAAGAATTACAGAGTTAAATTGGTTTACTCCAATTGGTTTTACAAAAAATAATTCTTTAATAGTAATTGATATTAAAGGTAAAAAACAATGGGTAAAAGAAGAATTTTATAATTCATCAAGTAGTGATTTTTGGAAAAAAAATGATAACTATGGTATTTTAGTTAGAAACAAAACACAAGAAATAAATCCAACAAAACTAATTTCAGCAGTATTTTCAATTAATGCAAATAAACAAGAAATAAATAATTAAAACACAAACAATTATGTACAAAGTAAAAGGAAAAATCACCCAAATCGGTGAAGTAGTAAGTGGACTTACAAAAGCAGGTAAAGAATGGAACAAAAGTGAATTTGTAATTGAAACACTTGACCCTAAATACCCAAAGTTAATTTGTTTCACATTGATGAAACAAGACCAGTTGCAGAACCATAAAATAGGTGGTGAAGTAGAAGTTGAATTTAGTGTTGATAGTAGAGAATTTAATGGCAGGTGGTATCATAACATCAATGCTATTAGTTTAAGCAAAGCATTTAGCGATTTACCATTTTAATTTAAACAGCAGGGCAGTTAATAGC